CTGTTATACGATTGTCCTAAGGACGACCTTGTCAGGCTTTCCTGAGGATGACGATGCCCCTGGGGTTCAGGACCACCATTCCAACGAGTTCGTCCATAACCCAGCCCTTGTGGAACTGCTCCACTTGGTTGTTCTCCTCGACATCCAGGCTGTACATCACTGGAAATACCCCGAGGTAGGTGGGCTCAGGAGTCAGGTACACCGTTCCTCGCGGAATGATGATCGACTTCCCGATCTGGAACTCCCCGAACTGGACGATCTTCTCGCCCGCGACCACAGAGTCCTTGAACGCCCAGCCGGTGGTCGCAATCTCCCACCGATAGAAGTCCCGGTACTCCTGCGGATTGCAAAGCAGCCGTGTGCTTTCCAGCATCCGCTGGTCGGTGAAGGTCACCGCCGTGTAGAGGTCGCTCGGCATGAGGACCGAACCACCGATGGTGATTTCGTTCGGCAGGCTGCCCGATCCCGGCGTCGCGGTCGTGTCCACCAGGCGGTAGTTAGCCGCCGCGACCTCAAGCAGAGTCACCAGGCGCGAATCCTCTTGGCGCATAATGGCTTGCTTGGTGAAGTCCTGTGCGTACTCCACGATGTTGCTGCGGAGGTAGTACAGGTCTTCCTTCTTGATCTTGGGGAACGAAGCGATGCGGAACAGCTGCACCTCGACGCGCTTGCCCTCAAACGGGGTGATCTTAATTTCACCCTCGTCGCCGTGGAGCATGTACGCCTGACCCAGGTCGTCCAGCACGTCGTACTGGATCGGGACACCCGGCGTGAGGGTGTCTTCGATCAGCACGTTGCGCAGGATGCCCTGATAGCGCAGCTGAAGCTGGATCGGTCCAATCATGCTCTGCCCCAAGCGCATCATGCCGTTCTGGCGATCCGCGAGGATGTGAGCGAGCTTGGCCTGCTTCTGCCGGTGGGAGAGCTTCTGCCCGCCCATGCGGTCCATGACCCGCTGAATCTCGGCGACGTAATCCTCCGAGTTCTTAGCGGTGCGCTGCAGGCCGGACCCGATGGCCTGCGGGATAGCTGCTGTTGGCATGGTGCCCTCCTTAGCTTCCACCCAGCGCCACGCCCGAACCCAAGTTGTAGCGGTTCAGACGGACGAGGATTTTGTCGGTGGACAGCACGTCGATCAACTCCGCGACGGAGTTCTCGTTGTCGGCCCCGGTCGGGGTCAGCAGTCCATGGTTGGTGGCGGTGAGCAGCTGCACACCACCATCGGTCGGGTTGGCTGCAGTCCAGTTCGCGGTCGAGTCGAACCCCGGCGCGAGAACTTCAAACACAGCCTGCTCGCCGCCGACCCAGACGGTGAAAAGGTTTGTGCCAGTGGCACTTACCTCGTCCACGCCCAGCTGCGGTGCGACGAAAAGGGCCGACAGACCAAAGGGCTTCTGATTTCCCTCTCCGGTGAACGGAGTGAAAATCTCCTTGGTCAGGCGGCACATGACCGTGCCGGGAACGATGTCGAACGAACGGTCCCAGTCGGGGTCGAGGAACCCGCCGTAGGTCGTCGCCTGGTGCTGAGCGTAGATCGGTCGGATCGAACGCTTCAGGCTGGGGTTAGAGATTGGTGCGTAGAACATGTTGCCCTCCTTCCAGAGTGCGAGGTGACTTAGCCCTTGAAGAACAGAGCCGCGTCGGTAGACAGGTCATTGGCGGCGTCCCGCGCCGTTCCGGCGGTCAGCTGTCGCTGTCCGAAGCCGGGAGGGACACTGCGTCCGGTGCTGCGTGCAGCAGTCCGGCGTGCGCTGGCTGCACGCTGAGAATTGATGGCGTCCAGCAGGCGGGTGCGATCCACAATCGTTCCGTGGCGCATGGTCTGGGCCAGTCCCGCGATCTTCCACTTCTCCTCCGAAGTGTTGGGCGCGAGCCCAGCGCGGATGTAAGCCTCGGCATAACGCACCGCCGTCAGACCATCCGCTTTCCGGTTGGAACTCTTGATGGAGCTATCGCCCTCACCGGGAGCCCAAATCTGGGAGTCGGCAGACAACTCGGGGTCGGCAACATTGTCACCGGCATTGTTCCCGAAGTCGCCCAGGTCGAACTGGGACGCCTGGGCGTCCGCGTCCGTGGTGTCCTTCACCGGAGCTTCGACATCAATACGCCCCTGCGGTGCTGCGACATCCAGCGACTCGTCCGCGTAGCGATTCATGGCCGACCTCCGGTTAGAACTCTCATTCCTTCTGGCTTCTCGCAGCACAGTTCCCAGTGCCGGGAACATGGATTCGACGCTGATTCCGCTGGCTTGGCAGAATCGGGCGGCGCTGCGCCGGATGAAGTTGGGGTTGCCGTGCTGGCGGGCAGTGCGACCAGTGGTCTGCTGCAGCCAGTTGTCGAAGGCGCGGAAGGCACGCACGCTGGCGTCCTTGGGCTGGGTTTCGACCGGAGCCTCGCCCAGCGACTCAAAGTCGCCCTTGAGGTCTTGCTGATCGGTGCCGGACAGAGCCGGGTCCACCTGATCGGGCGACTCCACTGCCTCGGCCTGCAGACGCCGTCCGGTGACCTGCTCGTAGGCGATCAGGTCGCGGCGAAGCTCGGCGTTGCGCTGCTGAATGCGGCGCTGCAGCTTCTTGGCGACGAGGGTGTTCTCGGTGTTGGAGATGGTGCCGTCACCGGGAACCGGAGCGACCACCGCCTCGGCAGCCGGGGTCTGCGAGAGGAAGACTTCCTCGTTCGTTCCCTGGCTGTCATCACCGTAGGGGCCACCATCGGTGTGGCCGCTGTCGTCGGCGCGGAAGTGGCGGCGGG